TATGACGATAAAGTTGTTGGAAATAGAATGCATACTATTAGAGAAGAGATTAGAAAGGAAGCAAATCCTTACCGTGCAATGATACCTGAAAGTATCATACGTGCGTATGGACATATTGTATTATGAAGATATTAATATTTGGATTACCAGGATCTGGCAAAACTACATTTGCTAAAAAATTAGTTGAGAATAAAAAGATACCTCATTTCAATGCTGATGAGATTAGAAAGTTATTTGAAGATTGGGATTTTACAGAAAATGGTAGAAGACGCCAAGCAAATCGTATGATGACTATGTGTGATCTTGCAGTAAATCATGTTGTTATAGACTTTGTATGTCCATTTGAATCTTATAGATCTTTTTATGATATGAAGATTTGGATGAATACAATTGATAAAGGAAGATTTGAAGATACGAATAAGGTATTTGAGAAACCTAAAAAAGTAGATTTTGAAATTAAAGATTTTAATTACGATAATATTATAAAGGAGATACATGGACTACTCTAAACCAACAGCACAAATGCTTGGACGTTGGCAGCCATTTCACGATGGACATTTAGCTTTATTTAAAGAGATATTAAAGAAGACTGGCCAAGTTTGTATTATGGTTAGAACAATGCCACAAACAAATAATAATCCATTTGAATTTGAAGATATAAAGAAAAGAATTGAAGAAAAACTTAAAGACTATGCAGGTCAATTTGATGTTGTAAAAGTGCCTAACATTACCAATATATGTTATGGTAGAGATGTTGGTTACAAGATTGAAGAGATTGTATTGTCCGAAGAAATACAAGCGATCTCTGCTACTAAAATTAGAAAAGAGATGGGACTATGAACTTTAACTTCACATTTTTAGGACAATCAATTCTGCGATATGAAACTCCTTTAGATATATTTCATGCGATCAATCAAACGTATGAACAAAAATTTCAACAGTTAAATCCTGCAAATAAACAATTGGTGGGTAAGATTAAAGACGAACATTCTTTATTTTATGATGGAGAAGATGAATCTAAAATGAAAAGACATAATGAATTACCAAGAAATGTACTTGATTGGTTTATGTCTATGTTTCATCATTATTTAGAATTCAATCATATTAGAAATTATCAAACTCATTTAAATTCAATTTGGGTAAATGAAATGAAAGCACATGAATATAATCCTGTGCACGTTCATCAAGGCAATTTGTTCACAGGTCTATCTTCAGTTATGATTTTAAAATTACCTAATACATATGGTATAGAATATTCTGCATCAGAGGCACCACAAAATGGTAAATTACAAATACTAGGTGCAGCTAATGGTCAATTTGCTAAAGTTGATTATGAACCACCAATGAAATTAAGAGACTTCTATATATTTCCATATGATATGAGACATTGTGTATATCCATTCAATGGAACAAATGACACTAGAAGAACATTAGCAGCTAACTGCGATGTATTATATAACCCAATACAGAATAGAGGAGCACAATGATTATAACCGAACCAAAATGGAAATCGTTAATAGTTGAAACTACAGTTCCATTATTTACACCAGAACAATGTCGATTAATTATAAATGCAGGTAGAGCTGAACCTAGAGAAGAAGGACAAGTTGGTGGTGGAGCTAAAGGTGTTATAGATACTAAAACTAGAACATCTCACATTAGTTGGATTCCATTTAATAAGATGCCTGAAATGTATGCAACATTAGAAAGAGTAATACATCAAACTAATAGAAATCATTTTGGATTTGAAGGAATACAAATAACAGAGCCGGCACAATATACAGAGTACCCGGAAGGAGGTTTTTATGATTGGCATATAGATTCAGATGTTAATTGTGCAAATGAACCACCAGTACGTAAGATATCTATGACTTGTTTATTATCACATGAATCAGAATTTGAAGGTGGTGGATTAGAACTTATGTCAGATGGAAAAATAGCTAGACCTAAACAAGGACAAGCTATATTCTTTGCATCATTTATTAGACATAGAGTAGTTCCAATTACAAAAGGAAACAGGAAGTCTTTAGTGCTTTGGGTTGGAGGAACACCTTTTAAATAATGAACCGAGAATTATATTTTGCAACACCTATCTATGTTAAAGACGTTGGATCACAAGAATTTAATGCACGTCTAGAACAGAACATTATTAATTGGTCAAATCAAGATAAAGGTTTGACGAGAACCAACATGAACGGTTGGCATTCAACAGATGATATGCACACAAAACCAGAATATAAAGAACTCGTTGATTTATTATTTCAAGCACAATTCCATATTTACAAAGATCAGAATTTAGATTCAGAACCATTTTTAGGTAATATGTGGGCAAATATTAATCCACCAGGTGGATATAATAGACCACACATGCATCCTAATTCATTATGGTCTGGAGTTTATTATGTTAAGACTCCACAAAACTGTGGACATTTAAAAGTAGAAGATCCAAAGTCTGTATCTTTAATGTCTATGCCTAGACGCAAAGATGGACCATTAGAATCATATCTTTGGAGAGAAGTTCACTTTGAACCAGTTGCAGGAAGACTTATTATGTTTCCAAGCTGGTTAAATCATTGTGTTGATCCTAATCAATCTAATGATATAAGGATATCAGTGAGCTTTAATTTTAATCAAAAGTGCTTTATTGTATGACACCTTTTACATATTTAATTAAACATGTGCCCACTAATAGATATTACTACGGAAGTAGATATGGTAAAGATTGTCATCCAAAAGATTTATGGTCTACTTATTTTACATCTTCTAAAAGAGTAAAAGCATTAATTAGAAAATATGGTAAAAAATCATTTCAATTTGAAATAAGAAAAGTATTTAAAACAAGAGAACAATGTATAAATTGGGAACGTAAAGTCTTGTTTAGATTAAAAGTAGCTTATAAAAAATATTTTCTTAATGAAAGTAATGGTGTTGCACCTATATTAGCAGGTAAATTAAATCCTAATTATAAAAGATCTTATACAAGAAAAGAAAGAAAAACGATGAGTGATAGAACTATAAAATTATGGAAAGATGAAAAATATAAAAATAAAGTTCGTAAAAATATGAGTGAAGCTCATAAAGGTAATAAGCATAGCGAAAAAACAAAAAGAAAAATGAGTTTATCAAGAAAAAAATGGTTTGCAAAAAAAGGTAATTTAAAAAGACAATGTGAAGCTATGAAAAAAAGAATATTTACAAAAGAACATAGAAATAAGATATTATTGGCAAGACATCTTTATTTCTTAAAAAAATGGACAAATGACCTTCGCAATAAACAAATACCAAGTAATTAAAAAAGCAATACCATACGATCTTGCTAATTTTATATTTAACTATTTTCTACTTAAAAGAGACGCTGTTAATTATCTATATGCAAATAATCTAGTAGCAGAAAATGGAATGTTAGGCACTTGGAAAGATCAACAAGTTCCAAATGTATATTCTCATTATGCAGACTTTGTTATGGAAACATTACTAATGAAAGTAATGCCTATAATGAAACAACAAACTAATCTTAATTTAATACCTACATACTCGTACGCACGTGTGTATGAGAAAGGTTCTATCTTAAAAAGACATAAGGATAGACCTTCTTGTGAGATATCTACAACATTAAATCTAGGTGGAGATCCATGGCCAATATTTATTGATCCAACAGGAAGTAATAATGTAATTGATGAATATAAGAATATAATGAAACCAGATGCACCAAAAGGTATTAGAGTGGATCTAGAACCTGGTGATATGTTAGTATATTCTGGTTGCGAATTAGAACATTGGAGAAACGAGTTTACAGGCAATATTTGTGCTCAAGTTTTCTTGCATTATAACCATGTAAATGGACAGTTTGCAGATTCCAATTTATATGATAAAAGACCTTTATTAGGATTACCACCTTTTACTAAAAAATAGTATAATTCAACAAATTTGGTGGTATAAGTAAGCTTATGCCAATAACTAAAGTTAAATTTCCACGTCCCGGTATTAACAAACAGGATACAGCTTATGGAGCTGAAGGCGGTTGGACTGACTGCGATAATATGCGCTTCCGTTATGGAATCCCTGAAAAGATAGGTGGCTGGCAAAACGTTGCACCACCATTACATCTTATTGGAGTAGCAAGAGATATCCACAACTATAACGATTTAGCTGGAGATTCATTATGTGCAATCGGCACAGATAGAAAACTATATATTTATTACGATAACAACTATTATGACATTACACCTATATCTACTACACAAGCTGTAGTATTTTCATTCACTTCAGGAACAACTATTGTAGAAGTTACTTCAACTTCTAATGGAGCTGTAGAAGGAGACTTTGTTACATTTTCAGGTGTAACTGGAGTTAGTGTTGGAACAACTACTATTACCAATACTACTATGTCTCAAGAATTTGAAATTCAAGAAATTACAAACGCTAATACATTTAAAATAAATGTAGCAGATCTTGGAACACCTGCAT